ACTAGAAGATGCAATTAAGCGTCAGAATGACTTGCGCAACTTATTGCTGACGACACCCGAGGCTCCGAACCCTTATCGTAACTGGACACTACCTCAGGATTCATAGCTTGATCAGGATGCGCCTTGATACTAAGCCGATGATCGACTGTATCTGCGGGCTGGCCGCAATAGGTACAAGTGTACCCATCCCTTATGAGGATCTGCTTGCGTAGCGCACGCCAGTCTCTACTATCTCTAGGGTCTCTGCCTCGACGAGTACTCATCTCTTTAAGTGATCCTTATTCACATGAGTCTTCAACCTATGACAGTTAGCACATAGTGTCTGTAGGTTATCTTCACTATTGTTATCTCTATCGCCATCTATATGATCTACATCTAACTGGCATGGATGTATAGCAACGAACCCACAGAACGCACATAGATCTTTCTTATGCTTACGATACTTACACCTACATGACCAGCATCGAGTGTCGTATATCTGTTCTCCGCTAGTGGCTCTACCTCTAGCTCTTACTTGCTTACCACATGAGCATAACCCTCTAACGGTCTTTCCGTATATGCTCATTGCCATCCTTTAGTCTTTAGATGATGGAGTGCATTGCAATAATTAGGATCTTCATACTCAGTCCATCCATACCTACGTCCTACATAGTGATAGTACATCCAAAACTGTGTGATAGCTGTACTTCTCTTTAGGCTCTCAGTCTTCATCTGATATAGCCCATATACCTGCTTAGTACCCTTAGATTACCTACTGCTTTATAGTTCCATCTTGATTCTCTATAGACAATCTCATGATGACACTTTTCTTGCTTCTCGGTTAATTGATAATCAGCTAATAGTTTTGCATATCTAATCTCTTTAGTGGCATCTATTGATCCCTCAGATACAGGAGCTATGCTCATAAATAGAGCTGTCCCAATAACGAAGGCGACCACTCGCGCTCTGCCCTTACGGGCGCGTGCTGAGCCCCTGAAGGGCTCTCGCCTGAGAGTACCATCTGTGTCAAGCATGTGTATAACTTGGGCGTGTCGTAAGCGTTGAGTGATCTTTATACACTTACTTATCCACAGGTGTGCATAACTCATCTATTATCCGAACTATAGAATCCTGATCCCTTAAATATGACACCTACACTTGAATAGACTTTGTGCATAGGTGCGCCGCAAAAGGGACATTCGAGATCATGGGGCTCGTTGATCGAACGCCATTCCTCTATCCTTGCGTTACTCGCGCAAGATTCTTCATCACACTCAAATTCATAAGTTGGCATCGGGATCACTCTCACATGTCCTGCATACTGGTGTAAAGCCCCATGCGCCGCACATCTTGCATCTCATAGGCTCTAGTGTATCTCGATCACCCTTGAAATCCCCGTAACCTGAACTGAGCAATAGATCGACCAAATCACCAAGCCGCATAAAGGCCAGATAGTCTTGTGGACTACTTTCTCCTTGACCATTTAAGCGACACACCACGATGGGCAAGTCTTGGGACTTGCTAGCTCTTTTGGTGACTTGATCGATCCATGCCTTAGGCTGGAACGCCGATCTAGCCTTAACTTCCATGTCGAACGGGACATGTGTTATATCTTTTCCAGCCCCTCTACCGATGTCTGCATGTGGCCACCACTCCGAAAGGTAACGTGCGACCACACGCTCGGTTGAGAATCCTCTGTATTTACGGCTTTGTGAGGCCATTGACCGCGTGACACTTTCTGCATGACCACGCCTTATTAGTAAGATTCACTTTGATCTCTGATACGGGTATTGAATCATTACATAAACAGCACCGAGTCATGAATGTGAATTCTTCTAAGATTGCTTGGACTTCTTTAGATCGTGCGATCTCATCCTCTGTTGGGAACGACTCCCACTCACCATCTTGATTCTGAAACTGCAAGCGTCCCATTAGACTCTCGCCTTCTGTCGTTGCCATGCGCCTTCTTTGTTGATCTCATACCAAATAACATCCTCACCTTTAGGGCATCGTGTCAGCTCGCCTGTAACAGCGTTGCGACACTTGAAATGGCCCCATGTCTTACCTGCACCCGATTGACCAGTTTTCCAAATCATGTCGCCATGAGGACAACGTGGAATATCCTTCTCGGTCTGGCCTCCAATGATCTCTTTCACCGTCGCAACAGCTTCCTCCATTGTGGGCGGCATAGTCGCTGGCTTGATAGTCCATGGATCGTCCTCCTTTACTACGGGAATGTATTCGCCCGATGTCTGCGCCATCTTAGCCTTTACTTCTTGAATGGTTGCATCCTTAGCTTTTACTCGATTCACCTTCTCAGCTTCCTCTCGGCTAATAGCATTCTTTTCGGTGCCTATGTTGGCATTCTTAGCGGCAATCCCGATTGCGGACGTCTCGCAGTTCTCGAGCGCAAAATCCTTATTTACTCCGCGATCAGCTGTGATCTCTCTAGCGTAGCCTGTCGAGAAAGGACGTTGATCTTCATCATCTCGATAGAACTCTGCCTTAAACACTACTCGGTTAGGATCTTCAGAGATCAGAGTCGTAATAATTCTGCCCATTGGATACATCTCTCGAAACAATTTGATTCTTTCGCTAACAGTAGTGTATTCCGATAAATTAAACATAAAGCTCATTCTCCTCTGTGTGTAGTTGCCCTGCTATTGCAAGATAGGCTGCAGCGTCGATGTATGTATCGACTTTCGCAGACTCCATGCTTCGTGCGAGCTTGACCAATGCCATGCATGATGCCACTTGATAGTCAGTAACAGGCATTTGGAGGAATGCTGACCATAGGCATGCTGTTCTGGACATATTGTCCGACGGGTGTCCGTAGTCCATTCCACGATCTTGAATTGTTGCCTTTGCTTCGTTGAGGAAATCACTTGCTTTCACACTTTCACCCTTTCCTTAGATGCGTAGTAATCTCTCACAGCTTTGCGACCTTTGAGATAACCAACGCGGATGCCGACCATTCGGCCTAAGTGGAACCATAATGCAGACATGGCGATTATTGCTACTAGATCCTGTAATGCTGAATCAAACATTAGAGAATCTCCATGACCTTGGCTTTTACATATTGGCGCAGCTCTTCATAATCTGTGCGACTTCCCCATTCACTAGGGTAATCAGCTCGAACTGTGCTGATAAGAGTGTCCAAGAGACATAATTGATTTTCGTCAATAACTAGTTTAACTGTTTTGATCTCTGTGTTATTCATTTTGAGCCCTTTTCTATGGATGCCCTTCATCCATGGCTCTACTGTCTCACGCCTGCAATGGAAATTCTATAGATTTTGATAACGAAATGGTAACGATTCTGCATCGTCTATGTGGTCATCGATTGACCTGCTTAGATCGTTATCTAGGTCGTCCATATCGCTTGCCTGATACTACGAATGTCCCATCCTTTTCGATATAAATAAGATCGACTTGGACATTCTTGCCGTCTACATACATGATGGCAAATGCCTGTTGCCAGTTAGCCGATCCCTTTGTGTAGCTCGCCTTAGAAAAGTCCATAAGATTGCCCACTTCTACGCCATGCAGGATACGGCCTATACGGCCCCCTGAGGCCTCTGAGAAGGATGAACGCCCTGCCCTGTGAGTATGACCCGAGATGACGCTTTTCCCGTGCCTACGGGCCGCCTCAAGGGCTGAGAGACCCCCCTGTGACTTGATAGGGGTGTGATCCCCATGAACTGCAATCCAGTTAGGCGCGATGTTATATGGCTTCTTATGGAAGGTGATTCCAAGCTCATCAAATCTCATGAACTTCTCGAAGCGTAACTCCGGCAAGGATAGGAATGAGGGAATCTTCCTCATGATCTGATTGTAAAGGCGGTCTGTGTGATTAGACCTTATGGTCTGCGTGACCTGTAGGTCGTAAAGGACTTGAACAGCTTCATCGCGATCATCTCCAAGAGTCTGCTCATAAGCCTCGGGTGTCCCTTCCGACCACTTGCTGATCGTGTTGAAATCAATTTCATCGCCGATCGTCACTACTTCGTGCGGCTTAAACTTTGTAATGAAGCTAGATATATTCTTGACTAGATGTCGATCGTGGAACGGGCACTGAAGGTCGCTCAAAACCACTATTCTTTTCATTAGTCCTCGTCGTCATCCTCATAAGGTAGGCGATCCACTCGGTCAGGGATCGATGGCAAGATCCAGTCAGGATAGGCATCCTTGTCGCTTATGAGTGCAAGTGAAATATCAACTGCGAAACCTGCACGCCTAAGCGCACGATACATCTCATGCAGACTGATAGCCCATTGATCGAGAGCGTTGTAAGTGTCTAGGTCTATGACCTTTTTCTTAGCCATAGGTAAAGTGTTACTTACCTAGTAATTCAATAATGGTATCGACACGCGCTTCTAATCGATTAACTTGATCCTTGATCGATGAACCACCATTGGGCTTTAGCTCGGCAAGGTAATACTTAACCAAGAATTGTAGATAAGCAGCCACTCCACCAAGGACTGTAATTATTCCTACGGCGATTGCCGCTATATCTACCGCGCTCATTACTTTTTAGGGCTCGCGTAGCCAAATACTCCTGCGACGATCGAGCCGAGAATAGCGCGATAGTCTAAAGCGAAGTTGGATGTAGTTCCCCATACGGCCAAGAATGCTCCGACTGAGATAACGATTGGATGTTTCATGTTCATGCTGTGCCTCCTAGTAACGGGATATTAAAGAACGCCCCATCCGTATCGCCTTTCTTAGTGAAAGAGATATGGCAATGATGATTATGCGGATTGCTCCCATTGTACTTTCGCCAGCGCCAACCCATGCGAGATGATGCAATTCGTCCGTCGAAGATAATGTAAGCAATTCGCTTTTCGCCTGCCTTTGCTGCGAGTCGAAGCTGATCAGCAATATCGGGCATGAGGTCGGGCTTGCCTGACTTATGAACATCTCGATCGACATCGATGGCGCGAACCAACCCTGACGCTGGATCAGGATTGTGGTCAGAAGGACGCGCTGAATGACGGAGATCGCCGATCCAGCCATCGGAACGCCTATCACGATCTGCGAAGGTGTCATCGAATTGCTCTCTTAGCTGTTGCCCAGCCTTGCATAGTACGGGCTTCATGCCAAGCGTTGCGCCGCAACTTCATGGAATGCAACAAGTTCTGCCTGATATTCTTCAAATTCTTTGTCGGTCATTTCACGATCTATAACTTCGTCTGTCTCTGTGTTATGAATTCGGATCATTGGATTAGGCATTATTTGACTCCATATACTCGAACTGTGCCAGTAGACCAGTTGCCACCAGCATTAGAAAAGACTAAAGATGTAACTGCTGAATTAGAATTGTGACCGCCTTGACCTTGCTGAATGTAATTGCTGCTATTGCCGTCTAAACCAGTAAGGATGTTTTGATAAGTCTTTGGCGCTGTTGTGGAAGCGTAATCAAAGATTGTCAGCATGTAAGAATTGTTGGCATCTGTTCGCAGAAGACCAGAGTTGTTACCTGCGTAGCGAGAGGTGTAATCGTTGTAAAGAGTAAAACTTCCACCTGCTGCGTTAGCATAGAAAATACCTGTTGAGCTACTTAAACTGGTTGAGCCGTTTATAGCTACTCTAAACGAACCATTGGCTGTAGCGTTAGTCATTCCAGTTACTAGGACGTAAAGGTCTTGATATGCACCGCTTATCGTGCTTACTGTGGTCGAAGCGCCTGTAAGGGTGGTCGTGCTGAGAAGTGTCATTGCGCCGCTTGCTGCAGGTGCGATAGATGTCCAAGCTGAACCTGAATAGTATTCGGTCGCGTTAGTATCTTTCAGATAAGAGATCATGCCTTCTTGGGGTGAGGCAATGGCTGAAGTGCGAGCTGCAGCACTAGCAAAAACCATGACCACCTGAGAGGCTAGGTAGCCGTTAGCGTCGGCCGCCGTGAGGACATCGCCCGTTGTAAATTCTTTATATCCTAGACCAGCTGCCATTGTTTTCTCCTAGTATCCTAATATGGACGTGCCTATTATACCCGACGTCGCTGATCCTATAATGAATCCTTCGACGATGGGCTCAAGTGTTGTGACTGTACATTTCATTGAATTTGGGGTGATGTCCCAAGCCAAACCCTGTACTTGCAATTGTTTGACGATTGTCGAGCCGTCCGGCTGAACGTTAGTGATCTTGACATTGTCAAAGTAATCAAGGCCTATCATTGTGTCTGTAGGGACTGCCGTATCCAGTAGATCGACTGTCATGGCATCAATGCGGATTGTTGTTTCAGCTCTAGTTGCCACATATATCTTTGCAATGTCTAAGACTTGAGCATCTGTCTGAGGGATCATTTCTGTCAAAGTAGTGCCATGAGGGAAGTATTTGGCCGACGAATCAACATTGGCAACTACCTGAGCCGTGCCACCGATGCGTGTCATGCTGGCCTGATTTATGATCAGTTTGTCATCAAAGGCATATTTAAGGTCAGAATATGGAATTCCAGTAGTCTGATTAAACTCAATCGGTGCAGCCGCTAAAGATGACACTACATCTGATCGATCCTTAAATTCGGCTGTGCCATCGGTACGGATAAAGAAAGCGCCTTGCTCTGCAAACTCTGCAGCCTTGAGAGCTCCTAATGATGTTCGATCTGTTCCGGGATCGACCTGAACTGTCGTAGAGCCCGTGTCTGTAATTCTCATGGATGTAGGGAATGAAACTTGATCTAGAATCTTTGTGATGCGAGTGCCCGTAGTTTGACCAGCCGTAGCGCCTGAGATGGTCGATACGTTAGCCATCTGAAAGAGTCTAAAGGCATCCGAGCAGACGATGTCCACATATCCAATTTCTTGACCCACGGGATAGTAATACTTATATGAATCGATATAACCTGAAAATAAGAAGTGCTGAGCCGTGGCGGTAGTTGCAGCTACACGGATCTTGCGAAGTGGAGTCAGAAAGCCAAAATAGGGTGAAGATGCATTCTGAGGGTTAAAATATGAATCGGGGTCTAGAACTCTGACTGTGCAGTTGCCAGCCTCGTAGGTATCACGCATGATGTTACGGCCACGGCTGATCTTGATTGATCTAGTCACATCGCTGAGATCGACTGTAGGGGTGGGCGTAAGAGAATCGCCGAATGCGCTTGTGCCAATAACGCCATAGCGGTCATCACCTATCACGAAACCTAACCCGAAGGTAGCGCCCTGTGAATAGTCAAAAGTGACGGAGATGGTTGCAGGTAGGGTCATTTGACTGACGGAGCTCCACGGCCGTTGTATCGGCTCACGTCAGCAAAGGTACCTGAAAGAGATTGATTCTGTTGAACACTTGTGACTGCCCCAGTTATTTCTGTGTCGCCCAAATAGACCGCAACATTGATAACCTTAGCTTCTGCCGTTTGGTTTGCATTAACGGCGGCTGCCAATTCCATTTGAGCATCAGTCATGCTAGATGTGATTGGAATGGGTGCCGTCTGTAATTGTGCTACAGATACTCCAAGCGATGATGCTGTGTAGTTAAGCAAGTCCTGAGGTAGTGTCCAGTTACGATAAGGGTTCGGAGCCTCGGGTGTCGTCAGCAATAAGTTGCGCAAGTCATTCTGACGCTTAATTGCATCTTCTAGTTGATCGGATAATTGAGTGGCTAGGTTTGCGTTATCTGCCAAGATCGCTTTTTGCAATAGCAAAGATAGGCGATCTGTCTCGCTAATCTGACCTTTAAGGGCTGCCTCAATACCGATGGCCTCTAGGTTAAGAGTCTTTGATGCCTTAGTTAGTGCATTCTGTTTCTTCTGTGTATCCAAAGTTTTCTTCTGCAATGCTGCTAATTCTTTAGCGCGCTTGACGGCAGCGGCTTCTGCCCTCTTTCGAGCTGCATCATTGGGATCTACATAACCCGGCCCAAGGGCTGATGATGGATAACCTTCCGTACCCGCAGCGCCTTTTGATTTTTTTCCGAAAGCAGAAAGAGCATCTAAAAGTTTTAGTGCCTCACCAGCCTGAGGAAACAGAGTAGCCAAAATGCCTCTTGCGCCGCCGATCTTTCCTAGAAGATCAGCACCCGGCAAAGATTTTAACTTATCTCCTAAAACGGCTATACCATAAATGGCATCTCCAACGTAAGTAGCAAGCTCGCCCATGGAGTCAGCTAGCGGTTGAATTGAGTTACCTTCACCTGCTAACAATGACAAGCTCTCGACTAAACTCTTGCCTATGGTTTCGCTTGCCTCATTGGCGGCATTAGACAAAATGCCCATCTTGCCAGCGTAAGTAGTTAGATACTGAGCATTGGCACCAGAGAATTGCTGAGTAAGTTTTTCCTGAACGTCTGCAAAGCTCATTGTCTTAAGCTCTGCTTGAGTGAGTCCTAGTGAGTATTTGCGAAGTCCACGAGTCTGACCGACGTAAGCCATCGATAAATCATTTACAACTGTCTCAAAATCGACACCGCTACCTGCGCTTATATCTAAGGCTTGAGTAAGTAGCTCGGTTGATTTAGCTAATGAACCCGTAGTGGTCAAAAGTTTCTGCATTGATGGACGAAGCTGATCGTCGGCGACCCCCGAGGTGCGGGCTAACTGACTTATAAACTCTTCAATGCGTGGAGTTTCAAAAGCAAGACCAAGATTCTTGACGGCTATAGCTAAACGCGATGCGGCCTTTTCATCCTCTATAAAGGCTTTAGCGGCATTCTTAGCAAACTTGAGAAGTTGAGTCGCTCCAAAGGTGATAGCGAGTTGAGCGCCTAATTTCTTGACGCCTTTTTGCAACGTTGATGTGGCTGTGTTTGCTTCTTTAAAAGCCTTCTTACCTTTAAACTCAGTGATAATCGGGATGCGTAATTCAGCCATTAGATGTTGCCTCTCGCGTTAAACTTGGCGGCTGCTTTTTCTAGCGCCTTAATTACTCCAACTTTGGCTTTACCTTCATCTTCTTTGTAAGCCTTAAAGATAGATCGGCCTTTCATCTGTCCTTGACCTGTAAGAGTTCCGGGAAGAACAGAAACGAACTTGTCATTTGATTTGCGGCCTGACCATTCGTAAATAACCCCAGCAGCGGTTTTATTGTGAATTGATACTGCTTGCACCCATCCGCGCCGATCAGGCTTAGTAGGTGTGAGCTTGTAACCTACTCCGCGTCGCGCCTCGGCTGCATCATACATTGGAAACTTTGCAGTCTTAACTTCATGCTTGACAAATCCTGATGGCATGGAGCCGTTGGATGGCATGAAGCCACGAGCCTTCTTAACCAATGGCTTTAAGAATCCAACCATCTCATCACGAGTTTCTTTATCTAGATCAGGCGAGAATTGCTTGAGAGCCTTGCGAAGCGCGTTAGCGCCTTTTAGCTCTGTAGGCATCGCTCTGCTCCTTCGCTCGGTCTTTCAACGCCTTCAATAACATTTGAAGCATTGATGGATCTAAATCAATCAAATCTTGTGGAGCG